CTTCAATAAGCGATCTTTGTTGTTGATGTAATGCTCTCTGTTGTACCAGATGTGCTGTAGCTCGGCATGAGTGAAGTTACCTGGGGCAATGTCTAGCTCTTGCTCTTCAAACAAGACTTGGAACATGCCTGTCGTATCTGCACCTACCATGCCTGCTTTCTCGTACGAACGTTTGGCGTAACCCAGTTCATCTACCTTTTGCTCATTTGTGTTTGTTTGTTTTTCACGAATGTTAAGAATAACTCCTTCACCGTCTTCAAACCGTTTCAATTTGTAAATAAGCCCTTGCTTCCAAGTAGCTCTGCCTTGTTTGTACTCTCCTACTGGATTGCGCATCATAATGCCTTCAAAACCCAGATTAAGACATTCAGCTTCGTATGCTATAAGTTCTTCTTCACTAAATACTATTTTATGATCAATAATTTTTAACTCGCCATTAGACGCTTTCACAACTCGTTGAGCTTCCTCAAATCTTTCATGAAATGGCTTATGAAGCCAGTCTGGGTGAGTGTAATCAAAGATGTTATAGCTAAAGTCACCTGGCTTGTTAAATGACATTACATGACTTTGCGTCCGATTGTAACACAAGGGATCTGCTGCTTCACCTTCAATAATCTCACCGTCCATATGCTCAAAGATATTAAATTGATCTTGAACATGTTGAGATGGCAATGGCTTAAAAGTTCGTGACATGCATTGTGAACCTTTTACGATACAACGAACACCGTCATACTTTGGCGAAGCAAGCAATGGGTATTCTAACTCCTTGAAATAATTAGGGTAGCACAAGGGATCTTCTCTTGGACTAAGCATTGGTCTAAACATTATGGCCTTCCTTCCAATTTAACACAACCTGTTTTGGTCTTATCAAGATGTTTTATGAATGCAATTAAAGCTCCGATCAGAGCCTCTCCTGCATACACTACTTTCCAATAATATTGGCCAGCAAGCATTCCCTCTTCTTCGCCACGAACTACCCAGATATACACATTGTATTTATTGCCCATCTTTTGTCTCCTCAATCTTGGTGCGCATAGCGAGCTCGAATTGCCTAGCAATAGCGCCATAGAATTCACGATCGTCTTCATCGTACTCTTCCTCTTTCTCTCCATAAAGGCTCTTACAGACTTGTTTGACTGCGTTTTCAACCTCTTCATTGGAGAGCCTTCTGACAGTTCTCAATGCAACTAATTGGCGTGACATTCTGAAATGCTCAGACTCAACAGAAGGAGGCAAATCGAGGTCATAGGGAAAAGGTTTTTCCTCTAAAGCATATTTAGCTCTTTCAGCTATCCAACGCAATCGCCTGGTTTGAGACCTGCTTGCTCTTGCGGTCTTTTCAATATGATCAAGTGCGTCTCTCAATTGTTCAACTTCATTCATTAAAGACTTCCTTCTTTTGTTTTGCTACCTTTGTCATTCACGGATTCTCTTTTAACCACTACGGTGCCTGTTAAGACCTCCTTAACTTCTGTAATGTAAACGTCCATATCAACGTTATTTTCTATTTTTGCTAACTCAGTTGCATACGCTACTGCTTCAGCATAAGTAGAATAAATTGTTCTTGGTTTAGGGTTTTCTCTTGCGGATATCATGTACATATTAAACCCCAATCATGCAGGTTAATCGATCAACACTTGACGCGCAATGCCAAGACTTAAGATATAGCCATATTAGAAATATAACTCCTAAGGCAATATAAGTTTTCATTTACGTGTATTGTATTCAGCTTCAGCCCAAGAGGCGCTAGGATGGTTACGAACATATTCGTTTATTTTATTTTCACGTCTATTATAGTCTTCTCGGTCACGTCTCTCTTCATCTTGTTGACTACGGGCTTCGTCCCACGATTGGTAATCTCTGCCAGATTGATTTCTAGAATTAGTTGCCATTGATTCTTTTCCTAACAATTTCAAAACGAGGTTGATGTGCGCCAACAGGTCTTATGAATCTTGGGTACTCTCCATATTTATAAATATCTAAAGGCGTATGCTCATAGACATTTTGCAATATCAACGGTTCAATAATTGGAACTTTTACAAATTGGTATGACACTTCTTTTATCATGTGTGCTCCTTAACTTGCTAAAACACAGGTTTTGGACATCCAGCAGTAGTGAGCCGCCGTACAGCCGGTCATAAATGAACAGAACAATGCAAAGAACGAGCCAAGCAGTTTATCCATTGTTCTTCTCCTTGAGTTTGGCTTCGATGGCTTGCAGCAATTTTCTTGGGTACAGCCAAAATTCGTCACAAAGCTTACGCAACTCATCATCTGTCAGCCCAACCCAGGGCTTCACGTCAGTTAATTGCCGCTGTGCTGGCTGCTTTGTAAGCATACGTTCAACAGCTGTTGTTTGATCTTTTTCACAATAAATACTTACAGTATGATCTTTATCTATTCCAAGATCAGCCACAACCATCTCATCGCCCCATTGTGTCTTAACAGGAGCCTGATGCCACTTCCAGTCCAATGGAAACTCTTCGCCTCGTGCATCATAACAGCCTGGATGAGAACATTTGCCAACAGCACATTCACAGTAAGGGCTACGGCAAGGCTTTAATGATTCAGTCATTTCATTTCCTTTTCAATTTAAAAGGGTAGCATCGTGGCTACCCTTATTTTTAATTACATGTTTTCATAGCAGTGTTAGTTACTTTGTGCCAATCTTGCAACTCAAGATTTAGAACTTCTTTTACAGCTTTTTGTTTACCATCAAATGTTGCTCTCATAGAAAGCATTGTTGCCAACGCTAATACAGGATTTTCATTTGCTGAATACGCAAGATGTATAGCTCTCCATTTGTAAAGAGATACAAATGTGCCATCGCTTAACACAACTTCTGCTACCGGCGTCTCATCGGATTGGACAAGCTCCGGTCGCGCACTCACCTGAGTCATCGATGTCGAGTGTCGTTTCAATTCGGGTAATAACCCTAGTTTTTGCAACCAATTCATCAAATTGTTCCTTTGTAATCTCTTCGTAAGGCGCTTGCTGGAAACCATGTTCCGAGTGCAACAAGAAAGACAAGCTCTTATGATTATCTTTATAATTGTCTGCAAGGTACTTACGAATAGCAGGCAACTCTTCTTTACGATAATAAATCGTGCAAGAAACGCTGTTATCCGACCATTCCTTTTGCAAACGCTTAATTGTTGCCAACTGATCCAAGGCAGTCATCTGATTAGCAAGCACTGTACCCTCTGGATAACTGAATGGGAATGTAACGACAACTGTGTTGTAGTCTTCACTACCGTCAAAGTTACGAACATACTCAATCGGATAACCTGAAGCACGGCATGTCTCAACCAACGGATGTGCAGAGGCAATCCGAATACGGCGATACATGTACTGAGCGTAAGCCGGGTGAATACCAGGAGTCACACCAGGCAACAAGCTCAATGTACCTGAAGGCTTGACTGTTGTCAACTTGACAGACTCGTTAAGGCCATTCAAATGCGAATAGTCAGAATCGAAAGCACGCAGGAATCGATAGCCTTCATCTGCCCAGCCATTTTGTTCTTTAGTAGCTTGCAAGATACCTGTCAAACCAATACCCATACGCATGTTCTTATGAACAATAGCTTCAGTTTCTGGATGATGAGATGGTAGCGTCAAAGAGTGTTTGTTAATACGGTACAACAATTCAAGAATATCTAAAAACTCTTCCTTGCTAGTAACGTTTGGCAAGAATACTTCAGCCAAGCAGCAAGTTTCAAATGATGCAAGCGACTGTTCAGCACAAGGGTTGTAACCCTCGACTTCTGGATCTGGATATTCTGTTTCACCCAAGCGACCAATCTCACGAGACAATGGCAAGTTAATCAACCCATATGGTTCGCCTTTGCCTTCATAACCGTCCCAGAAATACTCATGCAAGTCATTGATGTCATCAGCTGCAACGCTGTTGTTTGACATAGCACGCCACGAAGGAATGCTACCCATGTCCCAACGTTTTGCCAACAAGTATTCAACGTCATCTGGATCACCAATAGCAATCTGAGCTGAACGACGAACGTTACCTGCCACAATGATGTGACCAATAATATTCATAATGTCAAGTGCATCAATTGGACGAATCTTCTTGCCACTGCGTTTTACCAAGATTTCAGCAATCTTGTTAACACCCCAGCACAAATCTTCGGGACCACTGGCGACACCACCGAAGCCTTTAATTGGTGTTCCTTTACCACGAATAACCTGAGTGCTATAAGTAAAAGTGCCTTTCTCAGGTGACTCGCTCAAGAAAGCGGCTTTCAGTGTCTTGCCTAGGAACTTAACCCAACCCTCCCGTGAATCAGGAATAATAAAGTCAGCGCTACCGTTATCAACTCGTGTAGGTGAAGCAAACCACTCACGAACAGCAGGAAGCTTGTCGATATGCTTATGCTGCAAGTTATAGCCGACACCTGAACCAAGTGCAAGCATATCCATTGCCCAGCAGAAAGGGCGAACAGGGTGATCAATCACAGTAAATGCACAGTTTTGCAAAGATGCAAGACCCAGCCGATCGACTGTCTTTGTACCCAATTGCCACCAGAAGCGACCAGCAACAGAAGCCTTCAGGCTCAAGAAGTAGTAACGCAGACGATCTTCCTCGTCTTCAGTAAAACCAACGTGCAGCTGATTACGACATGCTGCGATGACTCGCTCAACAGTATCAGCAAACTCTTCAGTACGGTCGGTGCCTTCAATGGCCCTCGCGTATGTTCTCTTGTAAGTCAAATAGCCCACTGTACTCCAGGGCGTTGTAATTGAACTCATTTTTACCTTCGTTTTCTTAGAATGAAGTAACAGACGTGTTACTTACAGGGTTAAGTGTTACCAAGTTTTGTTTTGGTACTGCGACAAAAGACTCTTCAACTACGTCTTCAAGGGACTTCATACGACCAGTGTCATAGTCATAATAGCTACCTTGGACGTCACCTGTAAGACCGGTAAAGCGAGATTTAAGAATACGCATTTTAATTGTATTCTTTTCACGCTCAGACGATGCGATCATGTTTCTAGCAAATGCAATAATATCAAATGAGATTTGTTTAATAGAACCTGAGCCTCGAATATCATCAATAGAAGGCATGTTACCTTCTTCAAAGGATTTACCGCCAGGAGCTTTTCTTAAGTGAGAAACAAGGCCAATCCAGACTTCAGGGTGACGCTTCACAAGACGCAACAGGTCGTTCATCACCTTGTCTTGAGCTTCGTTACCTGTCAAGTCTGCTACACCTTCAGATACAAGAATTGTGATGTGGTCGATAAAGAGATATTTACAACCAGTCAAAATCATGTATTCAAGCTGATCAATAATTGAGCTGTCATTAATAGAGCCTTGGTGGTCTAGCAAAACGATTCGATCTAAACCAAACGTCTTGTTAAAACCCTCTTGCAACTCTTCCAATGAAAGTTCATTCTTTGCAGGATTCTTATTGATAGCAGCACCAGCTAATTTCCTTGCTGTTTCAGCAGGAGATTCTTCAAGTGAAACTACACCGAACTTATCTTCTGTCGTTTCTAACAAGTGCAGCATGATCTCACGAAGCATCGTAGATTTTCCGCTACCTGTACCAGAGATGAACAATGTAATTTCACCGCCTCTCATGCCCTTTAACTTTGCATTAGCACCATCCATACACTTTGGGTAAGGGACACTAACTGCATTGTTATAGTTCTGAAGGGCTTCCCAAAGAGCTTCTTTGGTAATAATGCCAGCAGGAACATAAGGTGTTGCGTCAAAAATTGACTGCATCAGCGCTTCATAACCATGTTTGACAAGCATGTCGTTAGGGTCTTTTTCAGACATCTTACCGACTTTGACCTTGTCAATACCAATGATCTTAATAGCTTCTGATTCTGCTCGTTTCCCAGCTTCATCACTGTCTAATAGCAAGACTACTTCTTTAAATGATCGTAGCCATTCTCTATTCTCAAGCAATGATTTTGTCATTGCAGCAGATGATAACGCTACGACAGGATAAATCTTGCCATACTTTTTAAGTGAAGCTTGTGCAACACTCAGCGCATCAACTTCGCCTTCAGTGATAATAACTCGTTTACCACCGCCAGAGAATTTGTCTTTACCGAACAAACTATCTGAGTTGTTTACCCAGGTAAACTTCTTCGGTAACGTTCTTACTTTATAAGCCTTGCCATCTTCGTAAGGGTAGTAGTGGGCATCGATTTCGCCGTTAGTCCCGTAAGAAACTCGTACGTTAAAGAACTCACAAACATCCTTTGTAATTGCT